TCTGCGATTCCGGCCCGCTTTGCCCGTCCGCTGCCGTCAACCTCTACCACTACGATCTGGGTTCCCGCGGTATAGGGTATCTCGGATATGCCGTCCCATGTCTTCCAATCTTCGGGGAGTATCTCGTTATAGGCAGGGAGGCTCGCCTGCTCCACCGCCTTGTAGCGGTAGCTGTTGCCATCCTCAGCCGCCGGGGATACCGTGAGCGTTACCATCCCCTCAGAGCTTCCCGCGCCCTTTACCACCGTCAGGGACGCCACAAGAGGCGACTCCTTGGAGATAACGGCAGTTGTGCCGCCTTTTTTGGCGTAGAATGCGTCGTCCGTCTCCACTACGGCAATACGCATACCTGTGGCGGCGGTAACGGCGTCCGTGCCGTTCCAGCTCTCCCAGGGAGCGGATATTTTCTCGATGTAGTCCGGGAGGCCTACGCTCTCTCCCACCCGGTAATAGTAGAGATGCCCGGAGGGCTTCGCGGGCGCCGCCGTGATGACCGTCTCCCCCTCGTTCTCCCCGGGGGCGCTGGTCAGCGTCAGAACGCCCAGCTCCGGCACGTTTAAAAGCTTGCGGATATATCTCTCTGCCTGTACCTCAGAGCCGAACGTCGCTTCACGCTTCCATCGGTGCTTTTCGCTGTCGTCCCGAAAGATGGCAGCTGAGAGCTCCGGCGTTTGCCATTCGATGGTTTCCCCCTGGGTGGTTGCGGCGTCCGAGGGGATACTGAACATAATTTTTGGGAAAACAATCGCCCTCCACCGGATCAGACCGTTTTTCTTTTTCTTAACAATGATTCCCATCCCCAGATAGGGAGGAGACATATCATCGTTGTAAATGAGCTCCTCCACCTGCTCCCCGTTCAGGGAAAGCCGGTTTGGGGAGATGCCGAGAATCAGCGCGCTTGCCTGCTGCTCCAGATCGTCCGTAGTAATGGACAGGCTTCCACCGGAAAAGGAGCTGTCTGTCTCAGAGACCCCGTTGTCCGCATAGAGGTTGTTGTCCTCCGCGCTCTCTATTTCTGAGGAGTACTCTACCGCTTTCGCCAGCTTCTGCCCCCGGTCATAGCTGATCACGCCGTTGACGGCGCTGTATCTGGCTATATAGGGCTTGCTGACGCCTATTGTCGCCATTCTTCATCCTTCCTTTCCTGCTATAGCTTCTCTATGCCCGCTTCTATGACATTTTTCATTCGCTCCTGTACCCTTTTTCTTACGGCGTTTACCGCAGGACGTACAAAGGGACGCGGCTCCTGCTTGGATGACCCGCTCTCCATAACCCTTGCTTTAACAACGTTTGGCACACCCTTGCGGTCATATCCGGAAAACCCTATTCTCACATTTACATCCCCGTTCTCTTTTACCTGAATGGGGCTTATTCCAAGGGAATTTACCAAATCTCCGGTTGCATATTCTGAGCCGATGAGGTTTCCTTCCAGTCTTGCCTTGACCTCATCCGCCACAATCCCCGCTCCCTCGTATACTGCCCGCTTCATCAGAGGCCTGGTGTCCTTCATAATCGCGTCCAGCTTTTTTGATAGCTCTTCACTTGCTTGTATTGCGAATTTCTGACTTCCGCTTTTCTTTCTCGCCACTATACCAACTCCCATACCCACTCAAAATGGATCAGACCCGTGTCCTTTTCGTACTGGACGGAATTCAGATAAAAGGACGCTCCCACGCTTAAAAAGGCGGCTTCCACCCGCTCCCGGCCCCCGTCGTTTTCCTCCAGGGTGAAATAGTGAACGCTTCCCCGAGCCTTGTCCGCATCTGGGCGGTTATCCGCCCACAAGCCCGTGCGTCCGCCCTCCTCCGACCAGACAAGATAGGGAGGCCTGGCCCCCGCCTGATGATAGCGGGAGACATTTTCTGTCACCGTGAGCAGGGCGTTTTTAAGCGCCTCCATGCTGGATCTCCTCCAATGTCAAATCCATCACCGGCGGAACTATATCCTCCGGATACTGCACCTGCCGGATCACATACCGCTTTTCCCTTGGGTCTCCGCTGAGAATGACCCGATCCCCCGCCCATACGGTTTTTACCCGCGGGCACCGGATCACGTGGTCCACCCGGACGTTGTTCTGCATTGCCGCAAAAAAGCGGGATACCCCTACAGTCCGCTCGTGATACCGCAGGCCGGCCTTTTTCTCGGTGGCTTCCCTGGGTTTTTCCCCGGGGGCTGCCCCGTTTTTCACGGTGTAAATGAGGGCGAGACCGTCGTTAAAACTCTGATTCTGCATATCTCTTCGCCTCCTTTTCTATCTGGAGGCTCAGAAGCTCGTGGAGATAGTTTTTCTGAAATTCGTCCATCGCCCCTGAGCGTACATACCGGACATAATCAAACAGCAGCGCCCGGGGCTGGCGCTCCTCCCCGTAATCGAGCTGCTCCCCGGCTATACGGTTCAGATAGTCCATCCCCCTGGAGAGGATTCCCAGGAGCTTTTCGTCTCCCGGGGCGTCCTCCCAGGTAATGTCCAGATAATTTCTCAGGTCCGGCAGCAAATCTTTGGGCGTCATATTATACGCTCACCTGATTTGCTCCGCCCGATCTTGCCTTTGCGCCGGTCACGCTCGCCTGTGCCGGTTCACTTTTTACTGTGACTGTAACCGAGGCGGGAGCGAGACCGGAAATATCCGCGTAGACAAAAGCGTTATTGTCCAGAGGCTCCCCATGGCCGTAGAGCTTGATCAGATAGACCCGCTCGTCCTCCAGGAAGTGATACTCGTCGCTGTATTCGAGCTTGCCGCCTGCAGAGGTTCCAAGCGCCATAAAGTACCGGTTCGGCAGCCCGATCACTGCTTTTCCCTCCGGCATCTGTACAGACTGTATCACCTGAGTGGGGAAGGGGAGCACATCGTTGACATACCGCCCGTCCGTCCCGCGTACAGTGGTGGCGGGCATAACTTTCGCAAAATAATCCGCGGGGTTTACCACCATAATCACGGAGGAGATTTTCCTGGGCTTGCCGTTCGCCGTCTTTGCCATGCCGGCCAAAAGCGCCCCGTAGGAGGCGGGAGAAAGGTCGTTCAGCGTTACGGGAGTTTTCATGGGGTATTCCCCGCCGGTGACGCTTATGCCCTCTCCTACCTGCCGGGTCATGCCGATGGGCTGATCCTTGCCGGTGCCGTTGATGATCCCCTCTTCGAGGCCCAGGGCCAGCGCCTCCGCCAGAATGCGGCGGACATACCGGTCAAGCCACTCGGGCCCCAAGTCCAGCATGGCCTTGCATACCGGCAGAAACGCGGAGAGCTTTTTTTGGGTCATGCTGACTTTTTTGAAGCCCCCGGTCAGCTCTTTGACGATCTCCGCGCACAGGGGGGACCAGGTGGCAAGCTGGCTCTCGCCTGTGTTGACGATCATCTCCACCAGAGCCCCGGCGTTCTCAAATTTGATGACCGAGAGGAGAGGATGTTCCACTTCCAGGTCCTCAAATACCGCCTCGATGGTGGTGGTGGGCAGCACCTCGTTTAAATCCGCCAGAGCCTGCCTGGGGGCCGAGGAGCGCATTGCTTCAATGACCTTCTGGTAGTACGCCTTTTCCTTGGAGGTCAGCTGCCGAATCCCTCTGGAAGAGAGAATCGCCGCGTCCGTCTTCTCCCGCATTGCCCTCGCCTCGGAGAGCACCTCATTCTGAATGCTCTCCGCAAAGGCGGTGAAGGCCTTTGCGAACCCCTCTTCATCGTTCTGCTTTATCGCGGTGTTGAGCTTCTGTACGATTTCTTCTCTGGTCTCTTCCACGGTGTCAAGATTTTTCATTTTCCTGTCCTTTCTGCCGCCAGGGCGGCGATAAATTTTCTCATGTCTCTTTCTTTGAGTTCCTTCGGTTTCTCCAGAAGCATACGGAAAAGGGTGCCCTTCGCGTCAGCCGCTGCCCTCCCCGGACTGCTGGTCTCCCCTGCTATTGCGGTTGCAAACCCCATACGGACTGCCTCCTCCGGGGAAATCCATGTCTCGTTGTCCAAAAGGCTTTGCAGCTCCTCCCCGCTGATAGATACCGCGTCCCGGTATATCCCCGCCACAGTATCGTTGATCTTCTCCAGATCGTCCGCGGCCTTGCGCAGTTCGCTGGCATTCCCCCCCGCCTGGGTCCAGGCGTTGTGTACCATCAGCAGGGACGCCCGCTCCATTACCCGCTCTTCCCCGGCCATAAAGATAACCGACGCCGCAGAGCAGGCAAACCCCTCGCAGAAGGTGCGCACCTTTGCCGGATGCCGCCGCAGGGTGTTGTAAATTGCCACGGCTTCCGCCACCTCCCCGCCGTAGGAGTTGATATACACATTGATTTCCTTCACGTCTGCTCCCTCAATCTGCCGGGACAGAAGATAGCTGGAAACGTCGCTCTCCTCAAGGGGCCACGAGGTGATTTCACCAAAGATATAGATTTCCGCCGTGTCCTCACCGGCGCTCATGGAATAATACTGCTTCACGTTTTTTCTCCCTCCTCTCCCATGCTGTTCAGAATCTCTCCCGCGGGAGAGTAATTCTTTGTCATAAAGTGCTGATAAGCCCACGGCTCCTCGATAGGTGGCTCCCCGGCCAGTTTCCGTATATCGTTGATACAGAACGCCCCAGAGGAGATCAGTTTGTCTACAGCGCCGGATACGCTAAGCAGATCCACATGCCGGACAGCCTTCGCGTCAATACGCAGATAGTTGCCCTTCTCCATTTCCTTGTATCCGTACCGCTTACGGTTGATTTCCGTCTCCAGCATCCGCAGCAGGGGATCGAGGCAGAAGGTCAGGGTCTGCTCCAGCGCGTCATCTATCCCCGCTACGTCTCCGGACACCAACGCAGGATGAATCCCAAATCCTCTAGCGGTAAACGCCGCCACATCGTCTATCATAGCCCGTATATCCCGGCTTGTCTCGTTGGAGTAGGTCTTACTTCCTATATCCGTATAGGCAAAGCCCTTGTACAGCGGCATAACCGCGTTTTCCGCATCAAAAAAGCTCTGAAACTGCCCATTTTTGAGCCGTTCATACTCTTTTTGGAAATTCGCGTCGTTGAGCCCCATCGTGTCTACCGAGATGATCCCTTTTTGCCCCCGGGATTTCTGATAGCTCTTTATCCCGTAGGCGATCAGCTTCGCGTAGGAATTATAGAGCCCGTTTATGACGGCCCGCATATTCTCAGGTGCAAGCCGGAAATATAATACCTCGCCCTGCCTGAAGGAGCGGGAGAAGGTATAATCCTTTACTGTGACACCCTCGAAAATGTCCTCATATACCGCGTACTCCGTTTTGCTGTAATCGTCCGCAACCAGGAGCTTGCCGTCCTCCGTCCCTATAACAAGAGCCTCGTTGTACCGGTACAGCCTCCCGATCAGCTGCCGCAGAAAAACGCCGCTCCCCTGGTTTTTGTTGGGCTCTACGTTCCAGAGGTACCATTCCTGCTTCCGCGTCTCTTTGCTGTCCCGATAAGTCTTAAATTCGCATTTGGATACCGCCCCGGCGATCATGTTGACGCATCCCCAGAAGGCCAGCTCCCGGACGTATATGTCGCAGCATACCGCCGTAAGCTCTCCGCATGGGACTTCCTCCAAGGCTGCTTTGGAAACACTGTCCGACATCTTTTTTTGCAGCCATTTGAAAAAATGCAGCGCCGTGGGTATCCCTCCTTTATCCGATAATCAATCCCAGGTCCGGCAGCTCCCCGCTGTATCCGGCGCAGAGCTCATCCTCTATCACCATAGACGCCACAAGCGCCATAAAAGGATCGGTTTTACGGCTCTTCGCCTCGATTTTCGCGTAATAAAAATTCCCCGTATCCGTCCCCTCCTTCCGGCCCCGCCTGACGAGCTTTGTATTGTTCGCCGCCCACCGCAGGGAAGGACAGTCTCCCCAGATGAAATACTGGTTGAGAAAGCAGCTGTCAATCACCGGCTGCACCTGCATGATGTCCTGAGGGCGGACAAACCACAGATTTTTCAGTTCCGGAGCAAACCCGATTTTTTCCAGCGCGTTCTTCATCAGCGCAAAGCGGTAGCTGTCCAGCGCGACCTTCGTCACATGATATTTCTCCGCCATCCTCCTGATATACTCGGTTAAAAGCTCCGGGTGGATCTCTACGCTGTCCACGGCCTCCACCTCTTCCCACTCCCGCCACGGGGCCCGGATGCGGGGCAGGTCCGGCGAGTGAGTGCATACCCAGGAGTGGCTGATGTCAAATCGCGTGTCCCCATCCCTGAAATGCAGGTTTACCGACGCCCAGTCCCCCAGCTTCGCGTAGTCGATCCCGCAGGTGCAGGGCCTTCCGGATAAATCCGGCAGTGGTCGCTTTGTGGCCTTGATATTCGCGTAGTCTGTCACTGCCGTCTCCCTCTCGGCCTGCGGGATATTCATCCGCTTTGTCATAAATGCCGGAAGCTGGTGCGGCGAGCGCTTCCACTCTGCGTACTCCTTGCGGATTTCCTCCATCAGGTCCGGACGGTATGGCAGGGACGGATTTGCCATCTGCCAGTTCTCCTCGTCCTCCACCTGAGAGGGGCTATCCAAGCGGCAGATAAAGGGCAGAAATCCATTATCTGGCTCTCCCCCGCGGAGGATAAGACCTGCTCGCTCCATCAAATCATCCAATGGGCCGTCTCTTACATCCCCATTTGTGGTGTAGTAGGTCCTTCTTGGGTGCTTTTTCTTCCCCAGGCCCGTCGTAAAGACGTCAATATTGGCATAATTTTCGTACTGGTGTATCTCGTTAAAGATACATGCTCCGGACCGCAGGCCGTCCTTTCCCTTGGGGCTGTTTGTCCGCCCTTTCATGGTGGATTTTGTCTTCAATCCTACTACCTGCTCTTTTGTCCAATAAAAGTGTTTTTTGAGCTTTTTTATGCGCTCCGGAGCTTCCAGCGCCTCGATTACGTCATATACAGGCCGCATAGCCTGTTCCTCATTGTTTGCGCAGATGTCCACATCATAGCCCTTTATCCCGTTATAGGGGGACATAAGGCAAAAGGATTCCCAGGCGATCGTACCGTCTTTCCCGGCCCCCCGCCCCAGCATTGCCATGGCGTCCGGCCATCTGGGCATACCGTCCGCCCGGTAGGTGCATAAGTGGAGCCCGATAAAAAACGCCTGCCACGGGAATACCCGCTCAAATGGGAAATACTCTGCCAGATGCAGATAGTGGGAGAGCTGCTCGCTGTCCGTGCGGATGTTCTCCTCCGCAAAGCATCGTCTCACATGAGAGATAAGGCGTTTCTGGTCCTCGCAGACTCGAATCTCTCCGCTCTCCGCCATCTCCATATAGCGCAGGATATTCCGGTCGATCTTACAGAGGGTCATCGCAGCCACTATCCAGCTGGGAGGGCTTTATCCCAAGGGAATTTAAGATATTGAGCATCTGCACGCTGACCTTGATTTTGTCTCCGATAGAATCATTTTTCTTCTTCCCGCTCTGTCCGCCTCCGTTGTTGTAGGTGACGACTACTCCCCGCGTCTGTATATCATCGGTGAGCAGACACTTATCTACCCAAAAATTCATGTAGTCCTCTACCAAATCCTCGTAGTATTTTCCTACCGTCCCGCTGCGGGAGAGCTGGTCCAGAAGGTCAGATTTGATTTCCCGGTACTTCTCGCTGTTGAGGTATTTTTTCGTCTTCGCGCTTGCCATATGACCACCCCTCTCGCACGCGCTCTGCTTTTCTGTTTTGTCGACCCACCCCGAGAGTTGGCGTCCGCAAACTTAAAATGCGTTTTTTCAGGCCGGGGGGTGTCAGTCCCAGCGCTCATTTGTCAGCGGCTCGCTCCTGTTTGCGTGCATCCGCTCCGGATGGCATACCCGCGTATGACAGTCACGGCATACGGAGATAAGGTTCCTCTGCTCCTTCCCGTCTTTGTCCGTATAGTACGCAGATAAGGCCAGCTCCGGACAGTCCCTCACGTGGTTGACATGATGCACAATCACGGCCCGGCTGTACTTGCCGTGCTCCTTGCATATCTGGCACTCCCATCTATCGGAGCTGAGCACCGCCTCCCTGAGATGCGTCCACTCCGCAGAAAGATAGAACGGCAACAGATGATTGTCCCTGACGCACTGCCGGATAAATTCCACCTGCTCGGGCGTCGCCTTGTCAGGTATTCTCCCAGACAATTTTCTTCACCCGCTTCCTCCATAGGGCAGCAGAATTCCCTCTGTCTACAGTGTAGCAGACAGGGTGTCCGTTTCGTGCGACTATTTTTTGATTGGCGGTAGTTTTTCCAGCTTGATTGCATACCCCATCTTCTGCAAAGCAAATACGGTATCGTAATCCAGGACGAACGGCTCCCCGTTTGACATACGGTATACCTTGTCCTTGGATAAGCCGAGCCGTTTGCTCATGCGCCTGACTGTGTCTTGGTTCATTACCCCCGCTATATCGTCGAATATCATGTTGCCCTCTGCTTTCCTTCCTTCGGCTTTCTTCGCATACTCAGATAAAAATACCATCCCGACTGTTCGATATACTGTCTCTCGCTCCCCACAAGCTCCCATCCCCGGTACTGGCGCTCCCAGAACTTTTTGTATTCCTCGCAGTCCTCTGGCAGGCTGGCGATCTTCTCCATCTGTCTGTGCGTATATTTCTGGTCATTGGGCTCGCGGTACCAAGGCTTTACCAGATTCTGGGATTGTGTCCACCGCTTCTTTCCGGCTGAATCTCTCACCATATATGCGGCCATGCTTTCGATCCCCCGCTTGTCCGGTTTCAGCCTGTCTGCATTTGCCCAGCCGTACATAACTGCCTCTGTCTTTTTTGCGGCCTTTACCTTCCACCAGAGATTTTCCACCTCATCCCGGCTCAATCCCCCATTCATGAGGATATGGTGGTGGATTCTATGGGTTCCGTTTTCCTTCCGTCCTACCTGCGTCACAAGCAGATATTTTAACGGCGGCAGTCCCCGCCTCTTTCTCAGAGCGGCCACCCTTCGGAGAAATCGGAGGACTATCTTTTTCGCTTCCTCCTCAGTTTCGGGAAGGTTCTCCGGAGCGTAGGTCAGATGCACCGCTAAATCTCCCTCTCCGAAATTGCTGTTTGCCAGCTGACAATAATACCTCCTTGCCCTTCGGTCATTGAGATTTTTCTGCTTGGGCTCCGATACCTTTTTCTTTTTCCCCCGTGTTCCGGCTACGGCTCTCTGCTGTCTGCCTGTATATGGGAAAATTTCTGGGGCAATGTAATTCTTCCCACAGTGGATCACCTTTTCCCGTATAAACGATTTTTTCATGTCGATCTGTCCTCCCGAGAACCCCAGCGGATTCTGTCTGATATTTTCCATTTTATCCCATATGCTGGATGACTGCTGAAAAGATAATACCCACTACAAGCCCGCAATCCGCCCTCCGGCGGAAATGAAAAAAATTAGACTTCCTATTATATATAGAAGAGACTTTTGCAGACGCCTGCGTATGAGGAAAGCCGCCGGGTTAGCAGTATCCGGCGGCTAAGATCCGCTCACGACTTTTCGTGGGACTGTACCACCCCATTTTAGAAAAACCTTTTCTGCAAATTTCCATCGAGCATGTCCCAACGGAATTTCGTATCGCCAGGGATAAGGTACTGCTCGTCCTCTAACTGGAAACGCTTGTCGTAATCATGGACGGTATGGCCGTCTGCGTGGAACGTTACTGGGCTGTCCTTGTCCCATTTCAACATGAGCGCCCAATACTCGGGGTAGTTCCTGCGCAAAAAGCGGAGCTGATCTACTCCCTGATTGTGGCAAAACCAGCAGCCTCCTCGTGTGGCTGTCGTGTAAAT